GTTGAGATGAGTAACTTGTGTCAAGAGATTACACTACCAACAAAACCCGTACAACATATTGATGACGAACATGGTGAAATTGCTCTCTGCATTCTTAGTGCTATTAACATTGGCAAAATTAGGGATGTTCAAGATCTTGAAACTCTTTGCGATCTTAGTGTTAGGAGTCTTGATGAACTCATTGATTTTCAAGGATACCCCGTCAAGGCAGCAGAGATCGCTACACGAGCAAGACGTTCACTTGGTGTTGGATACATCGGACTTGCACACTATCTTGCCAAGCAAGGTGTAAAATATGATGATCCTGCAGCATGGCAAATAGTACATGACTTAACAGAATCATTCCAATATTACCTCATAAAATCCACAGTAAATCTTGCAAAGGAGAAGGGTGCATGTGAATATTCTAAAAATACTAAATATTCTCACGGTATATTGCCAATTGATACTTATAAGAAAGATATTGATGAGATCGTTCCTAACAAATTAAAGCATGATTGGGAATCTCTTAGAGCACTTGTCTTGGAACACGGAGTCAGGAACTCAACATTGTCCGCACAGATGCCATCGGAGAGCAGTTCCGTTGTGTCAAACGCAACAAACGGAATTGAACCTCCTAGAGGATACTTGTCCATTAAAAAATCAAAGAAAGGACCTCTTAAGCAAATTGTTCCACAGTATGGGACTTTAAAAAATGCTTATACTCTTCTTTGGGATATGAAGGACAATCGTGGATACATAAACATTGTTGCAGTTATGCAGAAGTTCTTTGACCAAGCAATCTCTGGAAACTGGTCTTATAACCCACAACACTTTGAAGGTTCTGAAGTTCCAACAAGTGTAATGGCACAAGACCTTTTAACTACATATAAGTACGGTTGGAAAACATCTTATTATCAAAACACCTACGATGTTAAAACAGATGAGGTTGAAACTGATAATGAAACACCAAATACCCAATTAGACACGTTAATAGGGGATATTATGTCCTCAGATCAGGAGGAGGCTTGTGAAAGCTGTGCAATTTAGAAAAGATTCTACGGAGAAAAAAGTGGTTGATTCCATGACTGTGTTCAACACACAAAAAGTTGACACTAAAAAGCAACCAATGTTTTTTGGTGCACCTTTGGGTGTTCAGAGATACGACTCTTACAAGTATCCTGCATTTGAGAACTTAACTAAGTCTCAGTTAGGATATTTTTGGAGACCAGAAGAGGTATCCTTACAGAAGGATCGTGGTGACTATCAATCATTAAGACCAGAACAGAAGCACATCTTTACATCAAACTTAAAGTATCAGGTGATGCTCGACTCTGTACAAGGTCGTGCACCTGGTATGGCTTTTGCACCATACTGTTCTCTTCCTGAGTTAGAAGCATGTATGAATGTGTGGCAGTTGATGGAGATGATTCACTCTCGTTCATACACATACATTATGAAAAATGTATATTCAGATCCAAGTGAAGTATTTGATACTATACTTGAAGATGAGAGAATCTTAGAACGTGCTGCAAATGTCACTGGTTCATATGATGCTTTTGTAAATCAAGCACATCAATACGATCAAAGTAACTGGTGGAAACCAGAGTGGCAAGATGCAAGTTACAACTCTAAATTTGAAAGAAAAGAATTAAAAAGAAAACTTTATCGTGCAGTTGCTAATGTCAATATCTTGGAAGGTATACGTTTTTACGTTTCTTTTGCTTGTTCGTTTGCTTTTGGTGAACTCAAACTTATGGAAGGGTCAGCAAAAATCATCTCACTTATTGCGAGAGATGAGAACCAACATCTTGCAATCACACAAAATATTCTAAACAATTGGAGAAAGGGTGATGACCCAGAAATGGTTGAGATTGTAAAAGAGGAAGAGCAATGGTTGATTCAAGCATTTAAGAATACTGTTGACGAAGAAAAGAGATGGGCAGAGTATCTTTTCAAAGATGGTTCAATGATTGGATTGAATGATAAACTATTACAACAGTATGTTGAGTGGGTAGCAAATCGTAGAATACGTGCTATTGGATTTAAACCAATCTATGATGTACCTGCGAGGAACAATCCATTACCTTGGACAGAGCACTGGATCAGTTCAAAAGGATTACAAGTGGCACCACAGGAGACAGAGGTAGAATCTTATATTGTCGGTGGTATCAAACAGGATGTTAAAAAAGATACATTCTCAGGATTTAAGTTATAAAAATCTGTCTATATAAAGAAATAATCTTTATAGGATGGAAGTTGATTATGAAAACCCTTGGATTTACGAAGGTACTCCTTTTACCTCTGATGATATTGGTGACTACTATGGGTTCGTCTATCGCATCACCAATACCACCACGCAGAAGTCCTACATCGGAAGAAAGTACTTTTACCAGAAGAGAAAACCCAGAGGAGGAAAGAGAAGAGTCACAAGCGAGTCAGACTGGAAACGATATTACGGAAGCTCTGACGACCTTAAACAAGATATTAGAAGCCTTGGTAGAGATTCTTTCAGAAGAGAAATCCTCTCCCTCCACACAACCCTTGGAAAAGTAAACTACGAAGAGACCAAACAACTGTTTCTTCATAATGTCCTAACAGAAGCACTTGACGATGGGACGCCTATGTACTATAATAGCAATATACTCGGTAGGTATATGCGTAAAGACTATGGCAACTTTGAAACAGACAGTAAATGACACACATGATTGGTCACTTTCTCGTATCTGTGAACTCTGCAGCTATGGTGAAATAGAAAACGTTATGAATGGTAATGCATTACGTCAAGAATTTGAAGAATGGATTGTCTCTTATAACAAAGATTCTGAAGAAGAAATCATCTCCCTAGCATATATCGGAGAGGGAGGCGAGTATGACATTTAGTTTATTCATTAAATAATCATGTTACAGAAAATTGTAAATGGAATCGCTATCGCAAGTGGTGTTGTATCTATCACCGTCGTTGGTGTTGCTGGTTATGTATATATTCGCAAGGATGCAATTATCGAAAACATCAAAAGCAAAGTAATGGAGTCCGTCCTACCTGGTGGACTTTCAAATTTTGGTACAGATGCAGGTACAGGAGCACTTAAGGGTGCATTAGATATACCAGATTTTGGTGGTGCTAATCCTATGGCCGCACCTGATGCAACTACACCTGATGCACCTGCAGCAGGACCTTTATCACCCTTTTAGTTAATATAAAGTTAAGATGTCTATATATAAATAGTCGTCTTAATTTTTATGGCTGAAGAAGTAAAAAAGGAAGCACCTAAAAAGGTAGGACCACTCGGTAAGTTAAAAGAACTAGCAGAGGACAAAGAGGAGCAGATGGAAATCTTCTCCACTTTTGTGCGCTTAGGTATCTTAATCTGGAGTGGTGGAATATTGACATTGAATTATGTTTCAATTCCTAACTTCCCTCAGAAAAATATTGATCCAACTTTCATAGCGAGTGTCTTTACAGGAGTACTAGCTAGTTTTGGAATCCAAACTGCAAAGAACAAAGATAAGAGTGCATCAGCATCTTCACCTGGTTCAGTAACAAAAGCAGACATGGAGAAACTACTTGAAAAAGCAGCAAACACTGCACCTGCACAAACTATTCGTATTGAACAAGCACCTATGGTACTTGCTCCTACTTCAACTCCTAAGAAAAGTGGATAATGGAAAAGAAAGAAGTGAAGTGGTCTAGGGTATTTGCACTTGGACTTGGGGGAGTTCTTGGACTCTCTCATATTGGCATGATTGGAACTCTTATGAATCGTGAGAGTAAATTGCCAAGCATCAATTTACCTGTAGGACCTTATACATCGTATAAAGCGGATGTAAGTCATGAGGGATATTACATAGAATATAAAGCAAACGATCCCAAGGTACTTCATGTGGAACGGGATAGTAATACCAAAGCAGGGTTTCTGGGATTGGGTAACAACAAAGTTAAAACAATTGAACACTACACGATGGACGGTGCAGTTCACACAAAACCGAATAGTTCATCAACAACAATCGCAGACGGAAAATCAGAAGCTTGTATCAAAGCAATCGGAAGTGCAGAAGGAACAGGAAGACTCGTCGGTTCAAGTATTGGTGCTAGTGCTGCTCCTGCTCTCGTTAATATTCCCTTTGTTGGTTGGGTTGCTGCTGGTTGGGTAACTATGTTCTCAGGTAATCAAGGTGCTGAGATCGGTGGTACTATGGCGGAGGATTTAAATAAAGATTGTTAGTGTGTAAACCGACACATGATTGCGTAAAAATACTTACATGTTATAATATATAATATGTACTGGAGTTGAAACTATCATGTCCCATTACACACTTAGTTGGCACGACCAACAAAACGAATATCACGAAATAGGTGAATATGCGGATGACGCATTTGAAGCCGTAAGAAACGCAAGAGAGGATGTTCCGTATCTACACGAACATCCTTTTTCTTTGGAATCAATTAAAAAGGAGGAATGATTATGGCATACAATGTCACTGCCATTGACACCGAAGGAAACAGCACTACATTTGAGTGTGAAGAGGATGAATATATCCTCGATAAAATGGAAGAAGAGGGTATTGAAGCACCCTATTCATGTAAGGCAGGTGCGTGTTCAACATGTGCAGGAAAAATTGTTGAAGGAACTGTTAATCAAGAAGATCAATCTTTCTTAGATGATGAGCAAATCGAAGCAGGTTTCGTATTAACTTGTGTTGCTTATCCAACATCTGATGTCACAATTGAGTTAGGAAAGGAAGAGGAACTCTATTAAGTATAAATACTCATAGGTATTAAAAAGATATGAAAGAATTTATTCACTGGACAAATAGATGCATGGTAGTATTACTACTTGTTGTATCTTGTGTCTTTTTAGGTGGTAAAGCGTATGCTGCTGAGATCACAATGGGTTCTGGTGGTAATTTAATTTTTGAACCAAATGAAATTACTATCAAAGCAGGTGATACAGTTACATTTGTAAACGGAGAATTGCCACCTCATAATATGGTCGTCAAAGATCATCCCGAACTATCACATTCAGACCTGGCTTTTATGGGTGGGGAAAGTTTCGAGGTTACTTTCCCAGAATCTGGAGAGTATGAGTTTCAATGTGATCCTCATGCAGGTGCAGGAATGAAAGGAGTTATTCACGTCGAATGAAAAAATTTAATACTTGGGTACTAGACACCACAATTTACATCATTGATTTTCTTTACAGAGGTAGAGATTTTCAAAGATTTTGGGTTCTTGAAGTTATCGCAAGAGCACCATATTTTTCATTTATCAGTGTGTTACATTTTCGTGAAAGTCTTGGACTTAGAGGTGAAGACCATATATACTTAATGAAGGAACATTTCTATCAGGCATTAAATGAAACAGAACACTTGGAGGAGATGGAAACTCGTGGAGGCAATGAGTTTTGGATCGACAGATTCTTCGCTAAACACTTGGTTCTTCTTTACTATTGGATTATGGTTGCTTATTATTTCATTAGTCCAATAGATGCGTATGATATCAATATGAAGATTGAGAAACACGCATATGAAACTTATGTCAAATACTCTGCATATCATCCAGAGGATACAAAGATTGCAGAGATTGCAGAAGATGAATTAAATCATGCAAAAGAATTACAACATGCTATGATGTTGGTATGACCAATAGATTTAAAGAAATCCTACCCCCTCATACAAAAGAAGAAAAGTCCTATCCCCAGTTAATAGCACTGGGGATTATGCTATTAGGCATACTTATCATTGATATAATAGGATATTATCATGGTAACATGACATTACTTGAGGTACTAAAAAATTTGTGATTAAATAAAAGTAACTACAATATTTTTATGCTATCAACACAATATCGTCTTCGACTTGAAGGCATCTGCAAGTCAATTGCAGCAGGAACTGAGGTATGTTTAGAAGACATGATATGGGCAGAGAAGTTAGCAAAAGCAAATACGAGTGCGAGAGGGATGATAAAACAAGCAAGAAGAATGAATACGAATCCGAACGATTCTTTTCTGAATAACTTGAATATAGGAGACTCCGATTCAAGTGGTAGGCAAGTAAGGGGTTTCGATAATGTAGATGATATGTATGATTGGTTTAGACCAGACAGATCAGACGATTGGCGACAACGTGATTAATGAAATACAATGTTGATATTGAAGCAGGTAATGCTTTTGTTGAGAGGTTAAAATTAAAAGCACCAGGCATTGGTGGGTTTAGTGGTATGTTTGAGGTTCCTCATGGATACAAGGAACCTGTCTTGGTGTCTGGTGCTGATGGTGTTGGTACTAAAATAAAACTTGCAGATTATAGCACGATAGGTATTGACCTTGTTGCTATGTGTGTCAATGATGTGATCTGCTGTGGAGCAAAACCATTATACTTTCTTGATTATATCTCTACACCATGTGTAGATTTTAAAGTTGATCTCATAATGGAGGGTATAATGAAAGGTTGTGAAATTGCAGGTTGTGAATTATTAGGAGGAGAAACTGCTGAACATGTTTCATCCTCCGAGGTTGATCTTGCAGGTTTCTGTACTGGTATCGTAGAGAAGAAAGACATAATTGATGGTAGCAAAATAAAAAGAGGAGATAAAATTATTGGCATACCCAGTAGTGGTGTTCATAGTAATGGATATACTTTAATAAATGACATTGATTTCTATGATCCACAATTATCAACACCCACAATCATCTATGCAAAACACATAGAGATGCTACTTGATGAGATACCTATTCTTGGTATGGCACATATTACAGGTGGTGGATTGGTCGAAAACATATCCAGAGTTTTACCAAAAGGATTAAAACCATATATTGATTGGAATACTTGGACTCATCCAGAAATCTTTAAGAAGATAATGGATAAGGGTAATGTACCATTAGAGGAGATGAAGAGAGTGTTCAATATGGGTATTGGATTTGTTCTGATAGTTCCAAGAGAGTGTGATTATGGTGTACAGATAGGAGAGGTATATGGGTAGTGTAGTTCATGGTGTAAATATAATGATTCTTATACTCTTGATTTCTGTGTCAATTGTGATATACTATATACTGAGATACGATCATTTCTTTCCCAATGACTAAAAAAGAGAAACCCCGTGAGTATGCAAAAGATAGAATGGAATACTTTCGTGAGTTTCATAGGGTGATTGCACCAGTGGTTGTTTTAAAAAAGGATGAATAAGTTTGTAATATTACCTTTAATATTAGTAGGGTGCACAGCACCAGTTACAGATCCTCCTGCACACGCATTTGAATTAGAGATAGAAGAGAGTCAATGGCAATATGTTTATGATGCAATCGAATATATAAAAAGAGGAGAAAGAGAGAAAAAAATGACTGATCCCTCTATCTCTATAAATAAAGCACTAATGGAGTTTAACAATGGGAGCAATGGTTCCACCGAGCAGGAAGAGCTGCTACAACTTCCGAGTGACGGAGATTAATCGTGTTCTTGACGGGGATACTATTGATGTCACCATTGATCTTGGGTTTGATCTATACAAGAAAGAAAGAGTTAGAGTTGCAGGAGTTGATACGCCAGAGAA